GTAACTCTACGGAAACTATTTCTGGTAACTTGGATATTGATGCTGCAAGGATTGATCTGAACTAATGAAGGGATTGTTTCTAATTAAAGATGGTGTCAACTATATGGAGTTTCATAACTATGATGACATACCTATGTCCTTTGACAACCTCATAAGATTTGAACCAGAAGTTATTCCAGAACCTCACACAGAAGAACAGCATGAGTTAATGGAATCATATAACGATAAACTAAAAGAACTAATGAAGAGGGAGCGGATGTAATGCCTGCAGCAACTAGAGTTGGTGACGCAGATGTAGCACATTGTTCTGGTATGACTAGAGCTGTTGGAAGTCCAAATGTATTTGTTAATGGTATTGCATGGAGTAGACAGGGAGATGTAAACACAGGTCATCTTCTTCCGCCTGCACCATGTCCATCTCATTCTGCACCTATCGCTTCTGGGTCTTCTACAGTTAAAGTAAATGGAAAAGGAGCGGGAAGAGTAGGAGATGGTATTAGTGGTTGCACTTCAGTTGCCGCTGGTTCTCCTAATGTATTCGCTGGAGGATAAAAAATGTATGAGTATAGATGCACAGTCGTAAAGATTATTGACGGCGATACAGTTGATGTAGATATTGACTTAGGTTTTGGTGTATGGTTAAAGAAGGAACGTATTCGTCTTTACGGTATCGACACACCAGAATCACGCACAAGAGATTTAGAAGAAAAGAAGTATGGACTTGCCGCAAAGGAATTCCTAACTGGTATGTTGGATGATGAGGGTGGAGTTGTTCTCAAAACACATAAGGATGCAGAAGGAAAGTTCGGTCGTATTCTTGGGGAACTATGGAGAACCACAGACTATACTGATAAATCAATCAACGAATATTTAATTGAGAAACATCATGCAGTTCGTTATATGGGACAATCCAAAGAATTGATTGAAGAGGAACATATCAAAAATCGTTCCTACCACAATCTCTGATTATCGTTATAAATAGATTTAGGAGATTATAGATGGCAGCAAATCCAACAGCATTTAAAGATGCAGAAGCAACAAATGATTCTAATAGAAGTGCAGTCATATTCAAAGACTTTAACTTCAACTTTGCAAGACATCCTGTAACTGGTGACATTGCAAAGGTAACAGATGTTTCTGCTGTGAAGACTAGTGTAAAGAACCTAGTGTTCACAAACTTTTATGAGCGTGGGTTTAATCCATCACTTGGGTCGAATGTTCGTTCGGCTCTATTTGAACCAGTTACACCTTTGGTTGCTGCAAGACTTGGAAGAAACATTGAAGATGTGATTGTGAACTTTGAACCAAGAGCAGAACTGATTAGTGTTATTGTTCGTGCAGACTTGGATAGGAATGCGTATGAGGCAACTATCAAATTCAATGTGGTAAATACTGAAACAGAAGAACAGACATTGGATTTATTTTTAGAGAGACTAAGATAAATGGCAACAAAATTACAAGTCACTGAGTTGGACTTTGATGATATCAAAGCAAACCTAAAGACATACATGAAAAATCAAACAGAGTTTTCAGATTATAACTTTGAAGGTTCTGCACTATCTACACTCATTGATCTACTTGCATACAATACTCACTACTTGGGTATGAATGCAAACATGGCACTTAACGAAGCATACTTGGATACTGCAACCATTCGTTCTTCAGTAGTCTCTCATGCAAAGACACTTGGTTACACTCCTAGTTCTGCTCGTGCGCCTGTTGCTTATCTTAACGTCACTATTAATAACTCTTCACTTCTTTCTGCCACTGTCGCAAAGGGAACTAAGTTCACAACAACAGTTGATGGAGATCAATATGCATTCGTAGTTAATGATGCAGTGACAACCATACCAGTTAATGGTGTTCTTCGTTTTTCTAATCTTCCTGTATATGAAGGAACTCTTGTTACCGCAAAGTATACAGTAGACAGTTCTAATATTGAGAAACAATATTTACTTACAGACAATCGTGCAGACACAACAACTCTTAGAGTATCAGTTCAAAACTCTGCAGCCGATTTGACTACAACAACTTATACACTTGCAACCGATATATCACAAGTTACTGCAACATCAAATGTTTACTTCCTACAAGAAGTTGACGGTGGAAAGTTTGAAGTATACTTTGGAGATAATGTCGTTGGTAAAGCTCCAACTGATGGTAACATTGTTATTCTAGAATATGTCGTTACTAATAAGAGTTCAGCAAATGGTGCGAAAGTATTTGCTGGAACTTCTGTTGCTGGAGAAACAAATATTACAATTGCAACAGCATCTGCTGCTGTCGGTGGTGCAGAACCAGAAACAATTCAGTCGATTAAATACAATGCACCTTTAGACTTTGCATCACAAGGTCGTGCAGTAACTACTGATGACTATAAAGTTATTATTCCTAAAGTTTATGCAGATACTCAAGCAATTCAAGTTTGGGGTGGTGAGGATAATGATCCCCCAATCTTCGGACAAGTCTTTGTTTCAATCAAAACAACTTCTGGAATTAATCTAACACAGGCACAGAAAGATACTATCGCTGCTTCATTGGATAGATATAATATTGCATCTGTTCGTCCTACGATTGTTGATCCAGAAATAGTTAAGATTAAACTAAACACAAGTTTTAAATTTAATTCTAATCAAACAACAAAGACTTCCTCATCTTTAGAGACTCTTATAAGAACTACTATCTCAAACTACAATGCATCTGATTTGGAAAAGTTTGATGGTATCTTTAGATTCTCAAAACTATCTCGTTTGATTGATGCAACAGACCCATCAATCTTATCAAACATAACAACAGTTCGTATGCAGAAAACATTTACACCAACTTTAAATGCTGCAACAAAATATGAACTCAAGTTTTCTAATCAACTCTATCATCCTCATGCTGGACACAACTCAGCGATGGGTGGTATTACTTCTTCTACTGGTTTCAATATTAATGGACAGAGTGGAGAGTTCTTTATGGATGATGATGGTAACGGAAATGTCAGAGCCTACAGTTTGGTTGGTGGAACAACAAGAACATACTTGGACACAAATATTGGTTCTATAAACTACACCACTGGTTTAATTACATTAGACTCTTTGAATGTTACTGCATCTTCTGAAACTTCTGGCATTACAATCACAGTTATTCCAAGTTCAAATGACATTGTTCCAGTTCGTAATCAGTTGTTGGAGATTGATTTGGCAGGACTAAGAGTTACTGGTGAAAACGATACTATTGAATCTGGTGGTTCTTCTGCTGGAACTGGTTATACAACCTCATCCTCATATTAAGGTTTAATAAATGTCTGGACATGACCCAACATTAAAGAATAAAGTATCTCCACATATTGAGAGTCAGTTGCCTGAGTTTGTTCAGAGCGACAATCCTTTATTTGGTCTGTTCTTAAAATACTATTATGAATTTCTAGAGGCTGGTGAACTTACTGTCACTGGTTCTAACAACTATGTTATTGAAGAAACAATTACTAAAAACTTTATTCTAGATGAGAATGAAGAAAATATTGTTCTAGAAGATTCTGTTGGAAAGTTTACTGTTGGCGAAACAATCACTGGACAGACAACTGGTGCGACTGCTCGTATTCTTGTTGATGACTTTGATGACAACAAACGACTATTCATTACATCTCAACAAAGATTTCAAACTGGTGAAACGGTAACTGGTAATACTTCTGGTGCAACTACAACTGTAGCATCTTATCGTGCAAACCCTGTTCAGAACATTCAACAACTTCTTGCATATGCAGATGTTGATAATACAGTCTATGACTTCTTAGATAAGTTTAGAGATTCCTTTATGGACTCTCTTCCTAATACTCTTGCTGATGGTATTGCAAAACGCAAACTCATTAAGAACATTAAGGATATGTATGCCGCAAAGGGAACGAGAGATGGACACAAACTATTCTTTAGAATTCTCTTTAATGAAGAAGCAACTATAATCTATCCTCGTGATAATATGCTTCGTGTATCAGATGGTCAATGGTCTACAGATAGAGTTATTCGTGTCATTGAGGCAGGAACTTCCGATTTTACAAAAGCAATTGGACAAAGACTTACAGGTTCAACATCTGGTGCAACAGCACTTATTGCGACCGTTGTAAAGTTCAGAGAAGGTAACGATTTAATCGCAGAGATTAATGTTGATGCAAACTCTGTTACTGGAACTTTTGTTGCAGATGAAATTGTTACAACAGTAGATACAACATTAGATTTACAAATCTCTGCAACGGTTAAAGGTGTAGTTACTGGTGGAGTTGTCACATTAGGTGGTGCGTATTATGATACCAATGATCCAGTAGTTCTTACTGGTGGTAATGGTAACAACGCTGCAACTGCTCGTGTTGAATCTGCTGGTGCTGGTTCTATTGATGAGATTGTTATTGAGAATGGTGGTAGTGGATATACTGTTGGTGAAGAACTTCGTTTCGACTTAACAAACACTGAAGGTAAAGATGTTCGTGCAAAGATTGCTGTCGTTGGTGGTGGGTTCTTATTAGAACCATCAACATCACCAGACAACATCATTACAGAAGATGGTGACTTGATTGTTACTGATGATGACATTCAGTATATTAGTAAGGAACAAACAGTAGGCGAACTCGATCATCTTGTATTAGAAGATGGTGATCAGATTGTTATTGAAGAAGAGACATTTAGAGATATTGCAACCAACCAAACATCTGGCGGAGCTCACGATATCGCAATGGGATATTGGAGTGCTTCAATTGCTGATGAGATTGGTGAGATTACTAAAGTTCATATGATTAACAGTGGTAATGGTTTTATTAAACTGCCTACCACAAAACATGATTTAAATTTTGTTAGTAGTCCAACACCATTACCAACTGATCAAAGTAACCCAACAACTGGTTCTGGTTCAAGACTCTTTGCCGCATCAACTGTTTCTCCAATGGTAGGACACGTTGAGGGTATTTCTATTACTAACTTTGGATTGCGTTATACTACAAATCCACAAGTTGTTCTTAATAGAAATATTCTTGTTCAAAATGTTTCTGGTGCTTTTGCTGCTGGGGATACCTTAACAAGTCATACTGGAACAGTAGTTGACTTTGATAGTGCAAGAAATATTTTAGAAGTTCAAACCTCTGTTGATTTTAATGAAGGCGATAGTATTACAACAATTACTGGAGCCACTGCAACAGTTTATCAGGCAAGTGCCTCAGAGGCAACTTCAACTGTTGGTGTTATCGGAACAAAGGTTGGAAACTTTGTATCTGATAGAGGTAAGGTTTCTGTTGATACAATGCGTATCCAAGATTCACTTTACTACCAAGACTATTCTTATGTGGTTCGTATCGGACAATCTATCAATCAGTGGAGAGAAAGTATTAGACGTTCTGTTCACCCTGCTGGTTGGAACGTGTTCGGTGAAGTATCTTTTGCATCACAAGTTGCAGCAAGAATTCAAAACCCTGCTGCTGGTTCTGTTACAGACAGTGGTTCACCAGATACATTCACTCCAGAACTTGCATCGACATTTACAAACCTCTTTACTGTAGTATTTGGAAGAAGACTAGGAACAAATTCTGACGGAACTTCTGTTGTATCTGCACCAACTAGAGGTGTTCCTGCTGGGACTCCACTAGACACTGGTAGGGATGTTACACTATCAAGTGCAGTTCATGTTCAAATGAAAACAGGTAGAGGTTCACATTTAACTGGGCCTACTTTAGAAAATTTTGCAAAGTATGCTATGGCAGTTCATCCTACAACAACTTCTGAGGTAATTCCTAATTACCCAGGCATTAGTAGAACTGCAACTGCTGGAGATAACTTCTCTCGTGATCAGTATACAATCGCACAATTTGGTTATCTAAATATCAGAGATGTATGTCTCGCAGATGGTTCTATACCAGCAAGTGCATATACAACTCGTATCAACGTAATGCCTCCATCCGAAATTATTCTTGATAGGGGTGCATTGGTTAATGCATTTGATAATAACTATGTAACATTTGATGATGGAGTAACACATTTTGATGAAAGTGATCCTCGTGCAAGAGATACCTCTGGACGATACGCAACATCTTTCGATCAAGGCGGATTTAAGTTTGATGAAGACGTTTCAACATTCGATATATCTGCTGGGCCCGTCCCTGTAACTATGGATGGACTTGGAAATTCATTTGATGAAACTTCAAATACCTTTGACAAAAACTTATAAATAAAGGTATAATAGGAATTTTAACTAGGGGAAACCGAAAATGGCATATCAATCAATCGGGCGTGGAACTACTGCGAATGATGGCACTGGTGACGATCTTCGCACAGGTGCGGGCAAAGTCAACGCCAACTTCGTAGAAGTATACACTCTGTTGGGTGATGGTTCTACACTAACTACTGACACAGTAACACTAAACACTGCAACTCAGACACTAACCAACAAAACAATAACAGGAACTTTCACTGGTAATATCACAGGGGATGTTACTGGAAACGTAACAGGTAATGTTACTGGAGACTTGACAGGTAATGTCACTGGTGCTGTTACAGGTAATGTTACTGGAGACTTGACAGGGGATGTCACTGGTGCTGTTACAGGTAATGTTACTGGAGACTTGACAGGGGATGTAACAGGTAATGTTTCAACATCATCTGGTAATTTACAGTTGACTGCTGCAACTCAAATCGTTGAAGTGCGTGGTGATGGTTCTGCAACAGAAGGTGCAATTGTTCTTAACTGTGAAACTAATGCACACGGACAGACAATCAAACCACAACCACACAGTGCGGCAGTAACAAATGAATTGTTACTTCCAGCTGGTGCCAACTCAACTCTTGTATCAGAAGTTGCAACACAGACACTAACTAACAAGACATTAACTGACCCTACTATTACTGGAACAGGTGCAATCGCTGGTGTATTTACTGGTGATATTACTGGTAACGTAACTGGTAATGTATCTGGTAATGTATCTGGTAACGTAGATGGTATCGTTGGTGGAACAACTCCTGCTGCTGGAACATTCACAGACTTGACTGCAAGTGGTGCTGTTCAATTGGCAGTCTATGCAGATACAACTGCAAGAGATGCCGCAATTACAAGTCCTGCTGCTGGTATGATTGCTTTCGTAATAGATGGTGACGGTGGTGGAACTGCTCAATTCCAAGGGTATGACGGTTCTGCTTGGGTTGTATTGAATTAACGGATAGGATAAAGAAACATGGCAATTGATAAAATTACAGCAAGTGGACTTGGGGATGGTGGAGTATCAACTGCTGACTTGGCAGACGGTGCGGTTACTACTGCAAAGATTACAGATGGTGAAGTTACGTTTGCAAAATTGAATGCAGATGCACAACCTACACCAACTCAAGTTTCAGACCAACCTAATACTTCAACTGGTGGATTCAGTATGCCTGCTGGGACAACTGCACAAAGGCCAGGCACTCCAGATACAGGTGAATCAAGATATAATTCTGAAACTGGTTCTCTAGAATTCTATGATGGAGCAAACTGGATTACAACAAACTTAATCCCTACAGTTGATTCTGTTTCTGGAACAATTTATAACGGAATTGCATCTGACTTAACACTTTCTTTATCCAACGCAACAGATTCTATTGATGTAGTATTTAAAGAGGGTGTAACAACTTTAGCAACAGTTTCTAGTGTTTCAGTATCATCTGGTTCTGCTACGGTAACAGTTCCAAGTGAAGTTTATGGACAGACTGTTGGTGACACGATTACAATTAATATTAATAATACTGATGGAACTCCATCCTCTAATTCACAAACCAAAACTGTTATTGCAACACCTACTGGTGGAACAATAACATCTGTTGGTGGTGATAGAGTTCACACATTTACTACATCATCTAGTTTTGTTGTTCCCGCTGGAATTTCTCTTTCTAATGTTGACTTTTTGGTTCTCGCTGGCGGCGGCGGTGGTGGAACACACAACGCTGGTGGCGGTGGTGCTGGTGGACTACGAACTTCATTTGGAAGCACTTCTGGTGGTGGCGCATCTGCACAATCTGCTATTTCTACAATGGGAGCTGCAACTTATACTGTAGTTGTGGGGCCGGGTGCTGGACGAAAAGGTGATGCTGGAAACGGTAGGAGAGGGGACAGCGGAACTGGTTCTTCAATCTCTGGAAGTGGAATTACAACAATCTCCACATCTGGTGGCGGTGGTGGGTGTTCTGGCAATGATGGAACGGCTGGACTAACTGGTGGATGCGGTGGTGCTGGATATAATAATGGCAATAATGGACAGGGAACTACTGGTGAAGGATATGCCGGTGGAGCTGGTAACTCAACACAAGACATAGGTGGCGGTGGCGGAACTGCTGCGCTTGGCCAAGACGGTTCTGATGGGAATTATGCTGGTGACGGCGGTGCTGGACTCCAAGTAAACATTGATGGTAATAACTACTATTGGGGTGGCGGTGGAGGCGGCGCTGGTTATGAACCGAGTGACCCATCTGGTGATGGTGGGATTGGCGGCGGCGGTGGCGGCGCTGGTGGTGACAGTTCTCCAGGCGGCGCTGGTGGCGGCTCTGCAATTAACTCTGGTGCAGCTGGAAACAGTGTTTCTCAAACCGGCGGACAAGGCGGTGACGGTGGTGCAAACTCTGGCGGTGGAGGCGGTGGCACTTCAAGGCCTGGCAGTTATGGTGGTGCTGGTGGAAAAGGCATTGTCATTTTAAGATATACATTATCATAGGAGAAGAATTAATATGTCATATTTTGCAAAAGTTAAAGATGGTAAGGTGATTGATATGTTGGTTGCTGAGCAAGATTTTGTTGATTCATACAGTGACGGTAAAGCTGGTGTTTGGATTCAGTGTTCGTATAATGTTATTGGTGGGGTGTATTATGACCCATCAACAGGAGAACCTGCTGAAACTCAATCTGATTTTATCAACGATGAAAATCCAGCAAGAAAAAGAAAAAATTATCCAAGTGTTGGATGGAACTATGATGTCACAAGAGATGCGTTCTATGATATTCAACCATATCCAAGTTGGACATTAAATGAAACAACTTGTAATTGGGAAGCGCCTGTTGATAGACCAGATTACGATAATATTTACACTTGGAATGAAGAAACCCAAACTTGGGATGCTGTAGAAGCAGAATAAATAATATTATAGGAAAAAACAATGGCAGCGATTATTACTGAAAATTTCAGACAACATAATGCAGAACAGTTTTTTGAGTCATTCTCAGAAGCTGCTGCATCAACATACTATTTGTTCATTGGTAAGAGCTCCCCTTTTACTAATTCAACATCTGGTGGCGATGACAACTCACCTCCTGTTCCAAAGGATGATGTGACTACAGAATTTTATAAATGGGATTCAATGCTCGCTGCTAAGTTGATCTCATCTTCTGATGTATCTTATGTTATCCCTCGTAGAAACTGGACAAACAATACAGTATACGATATGTATGAACACGACATTAGTAGTTCAAATACGACTACTTCTGGTGCATCAAACTTGTATGACGGAACATTCTACTTTATGACTTCAGAATATAAAGTCTATAAAGTGCTTGACAATAATGGTGGAACTGCATATAGTGGTTCTGAACCAACTGGAACAGATACCTTCCCTGTAGAAATTGGTGGATATACAATTCAGTATATGTATTCCATTTCTACATCAGAAATTCAAAAGTTTCTAACCTCAGATTTTATTCCAGTATCTACTGAAACTGCTGTAAGTAATCAAGCAGTTGATGGTTCTATTGACGTAGTTCGTGTTACTGTTGGTTCTGGTTATACAGACGGAACTTACTATGCTGCAATTGATGGTGACGGAACTGGTGGTGTTGTAGAAATTTTAGTTTCTGGTGGCGCAATTGTCAAACAGGGTTCTGCTGGAACTAATGTGACAACTCCAGGCTCTGGTTACACATTTGGTAATGTTGACTTGACAGATGTTTACACAACAAGTGCTTTGACGGTATCTGATAATATCGGTTCAGGCACAGGTGGTTCAGTCGTTCCAATCATTTCACCAAAGGGTGGACATGGTAAAGATGCTGTTGCAGAACTTGGTGGACATTATGTTATGATGAACTCTAAGTTAGAACAGGCAGAAGGTGATGATGTTACAGTTGCAAACGATTTCAGAGAAGTAGGAATTATTAAAGATCCATACAACTTTGGAACAACAACTATTTCTTCTGCATCTACTCGTAGACAGTCACTTGCAATTAAGATGGCATCTGCTCCTGTTAGTGCATATGAGATTGATGAAAAAGTTACTCAGTCAACAACTGGTGCAGTAGGTAGAGTTGTAGAATGGGACGCAACAAATAACATCCTATATATTCTACAAGAAAGATTTACAGACTATGGTATTGCTGCTTCTGGCAATCAAGTTGCATTTAGTGGTGCAAATACTATCACTGGTGCTACCTCTGGTGCTGCTGCAATTCCTTCTGCTACTGCAAGTGAGACTGTAACTCTTGCTGGGGGAACAGTTCTTACATTTACTTCTGGTTATAACAATCCAGAACTAGAACCAAACAGTGGTAAAATTCTTTATATAGAAAACAGACGCCCAATATCTCGTGCTTCTGACCAAACAGAAGATATCAAAATCGTAGTGGAATTCTAAACAATGGAAAAAACCAATCTTAATGTGTCACCATACTATGATGACTTTGCTGAAAACAAAGATTTTCATAGAGTTCTCTTTCGTCCAGGCTTTGCCGTTCAGGCAAGAGAACTAACTCAACTACAGTCTATCCTACAGAATCAAATTGAAAGACATGGACGCCATGTATTCAAAGAGGGAACAGTAGTTATCCCTGGCGCAGTTGGTTTTACAAATGAATACTATGCAGTTAAACTACAGTCTACTATTTCATCTACGGATATCTCTACTCAAATCCAAGATTATGTTGGTAAGAGAATTACTGGAACAACCTCTGGCGTTGTTGCAGAAGTTATTCAGGCAGTCGCTGCAACTACAGAAGACCCTATTACACTATTTGTAAAGTATATTAGAACTGGTTCTGATAACGTAACAACTGTATTCCAAAACGGAGAAAGAATCTCTGCAAACGGAACAGTGGGTTCTTTTGGAAGTGGTATTGATAGTGCTGTTCTACAAACAGCAAATGCTACTGCAACTGGTTCTTCTGCAAATATTGAAGAGGGTGTCTACTTTATTCGTGGACATTTTGTTCGTGTTGCAAATCAAAGATTGGTTCTAGACAAATATACTGACACACCATCTTATCGTGTTGGACTTACTATTACAGAGGCCCTAGAGACTCCAGAAGAAGATGCGACCCTATTGGACAACGCACAAGGAACTTCTAACGTAAACGCAAAGGGCGCTCACAGACTCAAGTTTACACTAACCCTTGCAAAACTAGAACTCACTTCTACTGCCGATGAAAACTTTGTTGAACTTATTCGTGTCAATAATGGAATTATTGAAAAGAAGGCAAGGAATACAGAATACTCAGTTCTGGGCGAAACTCTTGCTCGTAGAACAAATGATGAGTCTGGTGATTATACAGTTCGTGATTTTCAATTTGATATTCGTGAGAATGCAAATGATGGTTTAAACAATGGTATCTATGCTATCGGTGCAACCACTGATGATGGAAACATTGCATCTGATGATTTTCTTTCTATTCAAGTATCGCCTGGTAAGGCATATGTTCGTGGATATGAGATTGAAACGGTTTCACCAAAATATATTGATATTCCTAAACCAAGAAGTTTTGAAAATTACAATGGTTCAATTACTCCTGTTGAAGTGGGTAACTATGTGGTAGTCAAGAAAGTTCATGGACAACCAGAGATATCCCCAGAAATTTCTGGTGAGATTGATGAACCATATCGTGAGATTGAACTTTTTGATACTCAGACTGCTACTCGTGGTTCGTCATCTGGAACTAAGATTGGTTTTGCTCGTGCAAGGGCATTTGAACATTTTGAAGGAAACACTGGTTCTGGTGTTGACTTAGTAGTTGATTCTACAAACACCGATACAAAATACAAACTCTATTTGTTCGACATTCGTATGTTTACAGATATTACTTTGAGTGGAACTCCAGGCTCTGGACAAGTTCCTCAAGGTGCAAAAGTTACAGGTGTGAATTCTGGTGCATATGGATATGTTGCAAGTTCATCTACAGGAACAAAACTTGTTCTTACATCTGTTGTTGGAACATTTACAAATGGCGAAAAATTAAAATCAACTTCATCTATAGCCTCTGACGAGATTATTGATGATAACGCAACTGCTGGTTCTGGAACAGACTTAACTATTAGTTCTTTTGTTACACAGGATTTCAGTTCTGTAAAACAAGTTTACATGAATGACCCAGATACAGGCGATGCAGATTTCTCTGCTGACGTTGATCTTAGTAACACAATTAATATTACTGGATTGGTTTCATATACTTCAAGCACAACAGTCAACGGTTTTCAAACAGACTTTACAACTGAACTTAAAGTTGGTGATATTATTTCTCTTCCAACTGGTGCCGCTGGTATATTGGAAGAAAGAAGAGTTACTGCTGTAACAGATAATACAACACTAACTGTTGCTTCTGCATTCAGTAATGCTGTTACTTCTGTTACTGCAACAAGACTAAGAGCTCAACTTACTGATCAACAGAAAAATATTCTTCTTCGTAAGTTGCAGAAGAGTGGCATTAAAACATTAAAGACAGATAGTAATGGTGGAGTATCAGATACTAGTCTTGTAATTCGCCGTTCGTTTGAAGATAGTTCTTCAAGTGGTTCTGTATCATTCCTCGCTGGTTCTAACGAAACATTTAATGCAGTTGACAATGAAGATTATGTTCTTATCATCGTTACTGCTGGTTCGGGAACAGGTGCAACTGGTGACATTGTGAACCTTAATAGTTCTAATGTAACTGTATCTGGAGCCGGAACAAACGCACTAACAATTACTTCTGCAAGTATACTTGGTAATGGTGCTGAGGTTCGTTTAATTGCAACTCTAACAAGAACTGTTGCTGGTGAAAAAATTAAAACAAGAACTCGTATGCACCAAGTCGTTGTTGATAATGACGGAATTGCTGGTGGTGCTGAATACGGAACATCTGCACATCATAAAGATGTTTCTTTGGGTGTTGCTGATATTCACAAACTATATGCAATCTATGATTCTGAAGATAGTTCTGCAAATCCATCTTTGCCGCAATGGACAATTACTGGTGCCTCTGGTTCGTTTACCAAAGGTGAATTAATTACTGGTGCAACATCTGGTGCAATTGGAAGAATTATTAACCCAATTTCTCCTATAACATTCATTCCAGTAAATGGTGCAAGTTTTATATCTGGTGAAACAATCACTGGTGCAGAAAGTTCACAGTCTGCTACACTTGATACCTTTACAGATGGTTCTCGTGACATTACTTCAAATTTTGTTCTTGACAATGGACAGAGAGATAACTATTATGATATAGGACGTATTGTTCGCAAAGCTTCTGCGACTTCTCCTACTGGTAGGCTCTTGATTGTCTGTGATTATTTTGAACATGGTTCTGGTGATTTCTTTACTGTAGATTCTTATGCATCTATTAGTTACAAAGATATTCCAACTTATACTGCTACTCGTGTTGATCCAGAGGTTGCAGAACCTACTGGTGAATATGATTTGAGAGATGCTGTTGACTTCAGACCTCGTGTTGCTGATGCGACTACATCAACTGTAACAATACAATCTCAAACAGTAAGTAAAGTTACTTCAATGTCATTTAACTTTGAGGATCGTTCTTTTGCTGGAACTGGTGCTTCTACAATTGATATTCCAAAAGACAACTCAAACTTTGCATATGATTTTGATTTCTATATTGGTAGAATAGATTCTTTATTCCTAACACCAGAAGGCAAATTTAAACTCATTACTGGTGCCGCATCAGAAAATCCAGTTGAACCAAAACCATTAGATAATGCGATGCATCTTGCTAAAATTAATTTGAACCCATATATCTTAGATATATCGGATGCAGATTTTACAAGAACTAATAATCGCAGATACACAATGCGTGACATTGGTAAACTTGAAACTCGTATTAATAATATTGAATATTATACTGCACTCTCTCTTTTAGAGAAAGAGGCACAAGGACTTGAGATTCAAGATTCAAACGGATTGAATAGATTTAAGTCTGGTATTCTTGTCGATAACTTTAGAGGACACGCTACTGGTGATGTTAAACATCCAGACTATCGTGCTGCTATTGATATGCAGGCAAGTGAACTTCGTCCAAAATATTATATGAAGGGCGTAACTCTTATTGAAGAGAACACCACTGATGCAGAAAGAACAGTCGATCAGTATCAAAAAACTGGTGACGTTCTAACTCTTCCTTATGCACATAAGGTTACTGCATCACAACCATATGCAACTAGAATTGAAAACCTAAACCCTGTTCTAAACTTTGCATGGGCTGGTATTTGTGTATTGTCACCATCTGGTGATGAATGGTTTGAAGTCAATAAACTTCCAGATATTGTTATTAATAGAGAAGGAAACTTTGACACCGTATTTGCACAGAATAGAAATGCTATCGGAACTATTTGGGGTGCATGGCAATCGCAGTGGGGTGGAACAGTTCAAAGTAGAACAGAAACATTTAGAGACACCTCTTGGGCTCGTGCAAGAAGTCGTGTTCCTTTCCGACCAATTATTAGAAGAACTACACTAACATCCTCTGACGGTGGCCCACTTGTAAGACAAGGTGTTCAGACTTCTGTTATTCCACAGATTGATGTTGAGTCACAAGGAAATAAAGTATTATCTCGTGCATTGATTCCATTCATTCGTGCAAGAAATGTTACCTTTACTGTTACTGGTATGAAACCTTTAACTAAGGTATATCCTTTCTTTGATAAAACTAATGTTACCAGATATGTTACTCCTTCTGGTGGTTCTTTGGGTGGAGACTTGATAACTTCTGCTGCTGGTAAGATAGAGGGAATATTCTCAATTCCAGACCCTAATACTAGAGGCAATCCTCAGTTCAGAACTGGTGATAGACTCTTTAGGTTGACTTCTTCATCTACAAATGCAGAAACTCCTCAACCAGAAACATTCGCACAGGCAATCTATTCTGCAACTGGTATTCTTACAACAACACAAGAAACCTTTATTGCAACTCGTAATGCTCGTGTAGAAGTTAGAAATGTTCAACAGACTGCCAATCCGGCTATTCGTGATGAGATTGTTGGTTGGTGGGATCCGCTTGCACAATCATTTATGCCACAGGCAGAGGGTGGAGAATTTATCACTAAAGTTGATGCATACTTCCAAGGTAAAGATGAAGATTTGCCAGTAACCTGTCAGATTAGAGAAATGCAGAATGGTTATCCTACAACAACTGTTCTTCCATTTGCATCAAAGGTTCTAGAACCTTCTGAAGTAAGTCTATCTGATGACGCTTCTGTTGCAACAACATTCTCGTTTGACCAACCTGTCTATGTGAAGAATGGAGTAGAATATTGTATTGTTCTACAAACAGATTCAAACAAATATTTTGCATGGATTTCACGAATGGGTGAAACAGATGTTGGTGGCTCTCGTTTGGTTTCTGAACAACCATATCTTGGGGTTCTCTTTAAGTCACAGAACAATACGACTTGGACTGCATATGACTTTGAAGATTTGAAGTTTAATCTTTATCGTGCTCAGTTTGATACGTCTAAGACAGGAACGATTACTTTAAACAATGATGCTATTTCATCTAAGAACTTAGAACCAAATCCGATTAGAACAATCAATGGACAGTCACTTGTTAAGATAACACATCGTGATCATCATATGTATGACATAGATAATAATGTAGTTATTAGTGGTGTAAGTTCTGGTATTAATTCAACATTGTCAACCACACTTGCTGCTGCTGGTTCTTCAATTTCATTATCCTCAACCTCTGGTTGGCCTTCATCTGGAACAGTCTATGTTAAAATTGAAGATGAGGTTATTGAGGGAACTATTTCTGGTGCAACTATTACCGTTGTAACTCGTGGAGTAGAAGGTAGTGATGTGGAACACGCAAGTGGAACTACAGTTGAATATTATGTTTTGAATGGTATTCCTTTGACAGAGGTAAACAAAACACACAACGCTATTGCAAATATTGGTATTGACTCATATACTGTTGCAACAACCGCTGCTGCATCTTCTGATGGAACTGGTGGTGGTAGTAACGTCTATGCCTCTGAAAACGCACAGGCAGATGTGTTCCAACCTTTTGTTCCTACAATCGAATTCCCAGATACTTCTCTTACTGCAAAAGTAAGAACTACAACTGGAACATCTCCAAGTGGTTCTCAGAACTCATTTACAAAACAAACACTATCACAGGCAATTAGTATTCCTGTTGATGATGAATACTATTTTGCTAATCCAAAGATTATTGCATCATCAATAAACGAAACATTAGAACTTGCTGGTGATAAGTCACTCAATCTCATATACACAATTACATCTAGTTTAGATAATCTATCTCCTGTAATTGATTTGGATAGAAGGACTGCTGTGATGATTGCAAACCGTTTGGATAATATTGATAGTTCTGCTGATGTATATCCTACAGAGGACTATGTATCTCCAACAGACCCAGACGGTGATAACAATGAAGTAATTTATTGCACTCGTAAAGTTACATTGAAAACTCCTGCTACTGCAATTAAATGTTATTTGGATGCAGTTAAGTTTGATAGTGCTGAAATTCAAGTCATGTATAAGATACTTCGTTCTGATGATGCATCAGACTTTGATGAAATTGGTTGGACATACTTTAATGGCACTGGAACTCCAGACAACGCCGTTAACTCTTCAGTAGATACAACAGACTTTATTGAAAGAGAATACACTGTAGATGGATTGCAAGAGTTTATTTCTTTCGCAATTAAGATTCGTATGCAAGGAACAAATACTTCAGAAGTTCCTCGTATCAAGGATCTAAGAGCGATTGCATTGGCGACATAAGATGGCAGAATATATTCAAGTAAAAGATCATCCCGACCTTGTAAGAGACACACAGTCTCATGCAATAGTCAACACGAATATGAAAGCATATCAGGCTGCGGTTGAGCGCTCTCGTTCTGCACAAAAACAAAGAGATGAACTAAGGGATGCAGTAAGAGACATAAATAACTTAAAGTGTGAAATGCACGAAATTAAAAGTCTTTTACTAGAATTAGTGGATAAGAAATAATGGCAGATCGTAACGCACCAGCAAGTTTTACCTTTGAAGAGTGGAGAGTTGAGTTCAATGAACTGGCAACAGATGTCGGTGATATTGGAAACCTTCCAGCAACTATCAATGGTAATGCAGTCACAGATATTGTAGAGGCAGTTCAACAGTTAGAAAGCGCAATTTCAACTGTCCTCTTCCCTAATGTGATTGATTTTGATGATTCGACAGGTGTATCCAGTGAAAGAATTAAACTGGGCACAGATGACGATATGCAAATTTTTCATGATGGGTCAAATTCAAAACTAACCCATGATGGTTCTGGTGACTTACAAATTGACTCTACATCTGATGTAACAATTGATGCAGTAACAGGTGTTAATCTTCAGTTTAATGGCTCAACAAAATTGGATACAATTAATACGGGCATTAATGTCACAGGTGATGTCCAACTTGATGGTGATATCACAGACGGTTCAACAGTTTTGTCTGTTGGAAACACAAGTGGAACAATTGCAACACAAGGTTTCTCTGTGGCAATGGGTATTGCACTTGGATAATCATTATAAATAAAGGTATAAACAAAGGAAAAAATCAGAATGGCAAACAATTTTAAAAATTCATTCGCAACAAGTGTTAGCACTTCTAGTGGGTCTCCTACTACAGTCTACACTGCGAACAATGGTTCTGCCGTCAACTCAATTCTGATTGAACTTGATGTTGCAAACACAGGTTCATCTGCGGTTCAAGTGACTGTTATGATTTATGACAGTTCAGCAACCACAGAATATCACATTGTAAAAAATGCTCCTGTCCCTTCTGGCGGCGCATTGAAAGTGGTATCTGGTCAGAAAGTCGTGTTGAACGGTGACGATGAAGTTCGTGTATATGCAACTGCCGCTACAGTTGATGTAATATGTTCAATTCTAGAAGATGTATCGTAAGGGGTAGAATATAATGTCTGACGCATATATCGGTGTTCCATTTATAAACCAAGTCTCTACTACATTTCCTAAAGAGGATTTCAGTGGTAGTGCATTTGGTTCTGTTACTGGCGCTCACGGAACGTATTCAAATGCGATTGAGTTGAGTATTGACGTTCCAGGCAGTGAAGCAGGTAATATTGAAGTTCTTTATGACAATGTTCGTCAAGAACCCGATGTTGCATATTCAGTTCATGAAGACAGTTCTAACCGTCCAAGAATTTTAAACTTTTCAGAATCGGTTTCATCTTCTGCATCTATCTATGTAATTCATAAGGGTATCGGCCCTTATAACATGACTCCCCCAAACAATTCGATTACTGCAACTCAGTTATCGGAAGCAATGAAAACCTTCACTACAGATACTTTCTCTGGTGATGGTTCTACAACAGGTTTTACTCTATCAGAAACTCCACCAAATGTCAACACTCTTTTGGTGATGGTTGATGGTATCGTTCAGAAAGCAACGACTAACTATACTCTTTCTGGAACAACTCTTACATTCACTTCTGCTCCAGACAGTGCTGCAGAAATTGAAGTTAAACATTTAGGTGTTCGTGGTATTGTTCGTAGAGGCCCAGATTGGTTGATTGACAACTTTACTGGTGACGGCTCTACAACTACATATACACTGACAACTGCTGGTGTTTCCACCAACAGTGCATGGGTTTATTATAACGGTGTGATGATGAAACCAACTACGGACTATACAGTAAACACATCCACAGGTGTTGTAACATTTACATTCGCACCAGTTAGTGGAATGGAAATAATGGTGAGGTATCAAAACTAATGCCCAGTAAATCAAAAACAATTGCAGAAATTATTGAATTAGATGGTGATATTGTCGTAAGTGCATTGGACAATGTTGACCCATCATATGTTTCCGATAAATCAAACTCATCTACAGGCGGATTCAGTATGCCTGCTGGAACAACTGCACAAAGGCCAGGCACTCCAGATACAGGCGAATCAAGATATAACTCTACTACTGGTTCTCTAGAATTTTATGATGGAACGGCATGGATTGCAACAAACTTGATTCCTACAGTTGATTCTGTTACAGGAACAATTTATAATGGACTTGCAACCGACTTAACTCTATCATTATCTAATGCAACAGATTCTATTGATGTTTTATTTAAAGAAGGCGCAACAACCCTTGCAACGGTTACTGGGGTCTCAGTATCATCTGGTTCTGCAACAGTAACAGTTCCAAGTGCAGTCTACGGTCAGACTGTTGGTGATACAATTGCAATTAGTGTTAAAAACCAAGATGGAACTCCATCTGGCAATTCACAAACTAAAACTGTCATTGGATTGCCTACTGGTGGAGATGAATATACTTCTGGTAATTATAAGTATCATAAATTTACTAACAACTCTCAAACACTAGTTGTTCCTACTGGATTCACAACGAGCGCTGAATATCTAATCATAGCCGGTGGCGGCGGTGGTGGTGATAATGAAGGCGGCGGAGGCGGTGGTGCTGGTGGAGTTCGTAACGGCAATGTTACAATCACTGCACAAACTTATACTGTTGGAATTGGTGGCGGTGGTGGAGTTAATACTAATTTTGGGGCTGGTTCAGATGGTGGAGATTCCCAAATGTTTGGTATCCTTGCAACCGGCGGTGGTGGCGGCGGTGGTGGCGGTCAATCTGGCTCTGCTGGTGTAGAATTTGGACGTGATGGCGGCTCTGGTGGCGGCGGTGGGGGTGATGTAAACCAAACCCAAACCTCAGGCGGTTCTGGAACTGCTGGACAAGGTAATGCCGGCGGTTTCGGTTTTCATTATGGTGGTTCTCATATTTCTGGTGGAGGCGGCGGTGGTGCCGGTGCTGTTGGCGGCAATGGTTCTACCACAACTACTGGTCAAGGTGGCGCTGGTGGCACTGGAACTAATTCTTATTCTGCATGGGCAACTGCAACATCTTCTGGTGCATCTGGTTATTATGCCGGCGGTGGTGGTGGCGGTATGCACGCTTCCGGCACAGGGCCTGGCGCTGGTGGTGCTGGCGGTGGCGGCGGCGGTGGTGACGGTGGAAGTGCTGGAACTGCATTCACTGGCGGCGGCGGTGGAGGCGGCGGTAACGGAGACGCTTATAGTGGTGGTTCTGGAATCATCATTGTCAGATATGACACAACGGCACTTTAAGGAGATTATGTAAATGGCACATTTTGCAAAAGTAATAAATGGTAAAGTTGTTAATGTCGTGGTTGCTGAACCAGAATGGTTAGACACATTTGTTGATACAACTCCAGGCGAATGGATTCAAACTTCTTATAATACTAGAGGTGGTGTTCACTATGACCCCGAAACTGGTGAACCAAGTTCAGACCAAACAAAGGCACTAAGAAAAAATTTTGCTGGTAAAGGTATGGATTACGATAGAGAAAAGGATGCGTTTATTCCAGTTAAACCTTTTGAATCATGGAATTTTAATGAAACAACTTGTCTTTGGGATGCGCCTGTAGAAATTCCAGCAGACTCTACTCGCAACGGTGGAGAGGTTAGATATAATTGGAATGAAGAAACCCAAACATGGGATGCAGTAACCGAATAAATATGATTAAGAAATTTAAAGGTAGAAACTAATGGCATATATTGGAGCAGAACCGTCCTACGGTGTATTTGAAAGACAGGTGATTACTGGTGATGGTTCAACCACACAGTATGCACTTGACCATACAGTTGCGTCACCAACTCAGTTGTTGGTGGTTCTAGGTGGTATTGTCCAAGAGCCTGAGTATTCCTACTCTACCTCAACAACTAGTGGTGTTTCGTATATCAACTTCTCTGAGGCACCAGATGCCGCAGATAGAGGTTCTATTGTTTATATGGGTAGACAGTTACTTACTGCTGCCGCAACGAATTCAAATACTCATATTGATGAGTTTAATGGTGATGGTTCTACAACTGCCTTCACTCTAACAGAGGTTCCAGCTTCAAATACGGCAGAGAACTTTATGGTATTTGTTGATAATGTTTACCAGAGAAACGGTGCATCTTATGCTTACACTGTTGCTGGTTCAACCTTGACATTTACTTCTGCTCCTTCAAGTGGAACAAATAATATTCAAGTCATTCAACTGAATGGAGTGAACACACTAAATAGTGTTGCAGATGGAAGTATTACAACTGCAAAGATTCAAAACACTGCGGTCACAAGAGCGAAACTAGACTTTGACCCAGAAGACGATGCAACTGCATTGGCAATTGCTTTAGGATAACATAGGAAAAAAAACATGGCGAACACTTTCAAAAATGCTGCTCTTGCTGATGTGAATGATAGTGCATATGATACTCTTTATACTGCACCGGCATCTACACAAGTAGTTGTTCTTGGACTCGCAATCGCAAATAAATCAAGTAGTGCGGTGACAGTCAAAGTTCAATTCGGTGATACATCTGCGACAACAACACACCAACTTT